CTTGAACTTTGTCCTAGCGTTGCGATCCTGTCAGCAAGTGCGCCATCTTTAGTTGCCAACTCTTTCCATCTGTTCATCTGTTGAGCAGACAGCATTACACCATCAAGTATTTTCCCTGGCTGGTATGCTGGCAATCCGTATTGAATCAACACGGTATGCGCTTCAGAGAATTTCCCATCTGACTTCTTAAACGGACTCCAAAGTTCATAGAAGTTACCCATGCCAACTCGCTTGGTTTCTCCGGTAATAGAGTCAAGTTCTGGAGGTAGCGTGTCGCTGGTAAAAGGGTTCCTAGATTTAGCTTGCCGAAGAGCAGTCCAAAAGCCTTCCATCCCAGCTTCAACAATCGAATGCTTTTGTCCCATCTCTTCACGCATTAGATTGCTTTGCTCTGGGTACATCACTCGCTCAACAGCGGCCACCATAGAACTATGAACGCCAGCCGGTGACCCACCGATTGCAAAGGATGACACCTGCTTAGATATTTTGAACATCAAGTCATACAGGAATGAAGGAACATCCTCTGCCCTTGATTCAAATACCTTTGCCATTTCGTTGAAGCCTTGAAGCATTGGCGCTTCTGCAAGGTATTTGTACAGACCAACAGTGCCACCCATCACCATCTTTTCCATGTCGGCTTGCCCGGCACTCAGCATGGAATACTCTCCAGAACTAGCCGCAATACCAAGTAGCGTTGCCAAAGGCTCCAGGCCAGCGTAGCTAATGTAGATGTTCTTTTCGCCAACAGATACTTTGGAAATGCCATTAAACTTTGCAAGCATTTCTGGAGACACGCTGTCTTTACTCAGCACAATGCTAAACGGTTGCCAGCCGGTTTCAACCATTCCCTTTTTGTCTTCATCACGCATAGGACCATAGCCGGTCATTCTGCCTTGCAGTGCAAGGTAACCACCCGCAGCAATCAAGCCAGAGCCAAGGGTTACCCTGGCAATCGCCATGTCTTGACGAACGCCGCCAGCGCCTATGTCTGACCACACTTGCGGGTTGATGATAGCAAGCGGTGATCGCTTTGATGTCTCAAGGATTATGTTCGTCGGCGTTTTGATAAACGGCATGAACATTTTGATAAAGGGGTTTTGCGCTATGTCTTGCAATCCCCTCAATGACTCAGGAAGCTCTTGCGTAAAAGTCAGCGTTCTTGATGCAGACTGAGCAGACTGCATGATTTCGTCCGACGGATTGGCGAGCGTATCCTGCATTGCCTTTATTGAGGTTTGTTCAGCGGTGGCAACATCTACGCCATCATCCACAAGGCTGCGAAATTTACGCTTGGCTTCTCTTGCTGCCAGACCGTTTAACTCTACTCGATATGCCACGGCTTTGAAGAATTCATCTTCAGCCATTAGTGCTCTTCCTGGCAAGGTCGTGAATGTTCCCCAATACTTGACCACATTGGAAAGAGATTTTGCTACGAAACTATCTCCATAATCTACTTCAAAAGGATTGCGGCCATAGCGGCCAGACTCAATCTTTTGGAAAGCATCTGTCGGCGCATTTTTTGCAAAGGCCCTTCCAGAAATTACAGCACCTTCTACAATGCCTTGAAGCATGCCAAAGGCTCTTGAATACAATTCATCAGCTGAGATAGCTTCTTCTGTGCTGCGAAAGACATTGCGCCTGATAGCGCCTATTCCAGCAGCTACGCCTGTTTCAACTTGTGAATAAGTTCCAAAGAATAAATTGCCTGCAATATTTTTTGCATGCGTTACTGGGGATGCAAGGATTCCATTGATCCATGTAGAAAACCATATGTCCTTTGTCCTCTCATACATACCACCGAGATCATCAGAGTATCCGGCAGCGGCCATGTTGGTCCTGGCAGTCCTACTATCAAGAGCCAGATACTTACCTGCAAAATCATGGACAGATTCAATGCCGCCTGTCTCAGTCAACAATGCGCGAAGTGCATCGCCACGGTTTGCGCTCAAGCTTCTTGTCTGAGAAAAGATACCCAGCGTCCTGGCAATGTCAGAACTTCTTCCCTTGACTGCCTTTGCCAAAGCGCCCTGCAATGCCACTGCCTGCTGGAATTCTGTAGCCAGGTCATCCGTCAGATTACCTGCGGCCTTTGCAGCAACAACAGCCTCTGCAAGCTTGGATGCCCTGTCGCCAGAGTCAGTCAAGGCCAGGAGCATTTTAAATGCTTCCTTTGGGTCTGCCTGGGTGGCTTGCGTTGTGTCAATGATCTTGGCTAGGAATGCCTCGTCGTAGCCAAGCTTGCTTGCCTCTTCAGCAATCGACTTGTACGATATGCGCTCTATCTTGTCAGCACCATAGATAGCACCAGTTGACTCAATGAATTGCTTTAGAGAGTCAGGACCATCAATCTTGTCCAGATTGAAGATTGTCTTCTCAACCCCAGCCGCAGCTTGCGCCTGGGTTGGTGACGGCCTGCCAGCAACTGGGGCAGTTGGCGCTGCCTTCAATATCTGTTGAGACTTGGCAGCTGCTTCTGTTTCGCTGATGACCTGGTAAGGGCCAACCTTTGCGGCCTCTTTTCCGGCAGGCAGTATCTTTGCTTCCTTGCGGAATGGGGCTTTGACTATGGCTCCAAAAAGACCGGCAGTCTGAACCGGCTCAAAAGACTGCGGCTCTTCTACTAACTCAACCGGGTCTACAGGAACAATGTCAGGGGTGAGCGGAGACTGTGCAACCTCACCTTGTATTGCGCCCAGTTCGTTCAGGCGTTGGTCCAGTGATTGCAATGCCATTATTCAGCCCCCGATTGTTGGGCGCTGCCGCCCTGGTTTACTCTTGAGGATTTGCTGGCTGCTGTTTTTTTACGGAGCCGGTCAGATACAGTTCTTGAAAAGTCTTGCCCGACTTCTCCGCTACGATCTGGTTGCGTAACATTTGCACCAGAGGACTTTGCTCCCCCTTGCGGCTGATCAGCCTGTCCAACTGTTCTTGTAAGGTACTCATCGTAGCCCCCTTTAAAGTAAACCTTGGTGTCGTAGAAGACAACCCTAGCATCGGACACATTTCCTTCCTTGATTATATCATCAACAATATCTTGGAAAATGTCTTCTTTCCCTTGCATAATTTTGGCTCTATTCGCAGCGTTAAATCCATCATCAAACTCTGGGATGTACTGGAAGCGCAGCCCGTTTAGACCAGCTGTATCTGCACCGCCAGCGCGAGCTTGGACATTGATGCGGTCATTAAACCGCATGTCTGTTACATAGGTAAACCCATCAACGCCGTATTGGCGCAGCTTTGCGGTAACAACCGCCATCTGATCTGGAGTTATCTTTTCTTTAAAGTAAATTTCTACGCCAGGTCTTGCATTAGGCACTGTTCCATTTTTTACCACTTTTGAAATAAAGACAGCATCCTGGTCATAGGCTTTGCCCTGCTCAACCAGGCGGCGCTCAAGCGCAGTTGGGTTGAAGTCTTGCCTTGCTACAAACTCCGCATTCAATGCCCGTTCAGTCTGGCCCATAAATGAACCATATGTGCTTGACAAGTTATATGACAGAACCGCTTCATTGTTGCGAACAACATCATCAAATTCAGAAGCCAATTCAGCTTGACCGTAGTTACTCATTGGTTGATTTGGACGCTCTCCAGAAACGCCAAGCGTGTAACGATCAACAGGCGCTTTAGAATTTACAAGTTCTTCACGCATGGCATTTTTATTGGCGATGTCAATTTGTCTGGCTTGATCTACTCTACCTGGGTAAGCATACGGCCCGACAAACGGTGGCAATGGTGGGCCAACTAGGTTTGGATCTCTTGGCAAGGTGTCACGCATTTCGAGGCTTTCACCCACTCGCATTGCTGGCGGCTGGAATCCAGCATTGATGCCTTTTCTTAGGTCACCAATTCTGGCTTGATCAGCAGCACCCGCCAGAGACATTTCATAATCAAGCGAACCACCTTCACCGGCTTTTGTTGTCCAGCCACTTTGTGTCCATCGTTCTTTTTCAATAAACCAGGCAACCGCCTGAAGATCATCTGGGCCAAGATCGCCAATGTCTGGAGCAACATTTTTAATGGCTCCGCTTTTATTAATTTCGTCAGCAGCTTCTCTAAAGACATCCTGACCAAAACCAAATTCGCTACTGACTTTTGGATTAAATAATGTCGATCCTTTCATATGGGAACCAGCAACACCTTTCTCTGCTGGAGGTGGAATTCTTGGCAAGTCTGCTACTCGTCGAAGCATTCTTGCAGCCCATACATCAATGGTTGCTTCATTGGTAAGACCAATTAAATTGCCGGTAAAGTTAGGAGTCTTAGGCGAGTCGCCAGCTTTAATGTTTCTAAACAAATCTAACAAAGCGCCCATAGTTGCTGGACTGTTTGTATTGAAAAGCTTACCAGCATCACTCTTGATTAAATCAAATTCTCCGGCCGAATCTAATGCGCTCAATGTTTTTGCGTCTACGGGCTGACCTTTTGCAACTCTTGCCTCGTAAGCTGCAAGTGTTTTATCGTAGTCACCACGGCTAAATTTACGGAGGACTGTTACCGCGTTTTTAAAGTTTTGGCGAACATCTGTTTGTGCTGAAGTAGTACCCAAAACATCTGCAAAGACATCACCAAGGCCACCAAATTCGGTGCGTAGCCTATCGCGCATGGTGCGATACCAGCTGGCCTCTGCCAGTATGTTTATAGCAGCCTGGTCCCCAGATGCTGCGCGATCAACGACAGACTGAACTTCATCTACAACCCGTGAAGATAGCGTTGCCTGCCATGCTTCTGGCGGCACTCCTTCTGGAGCAGTATGAAAATCATAGGCTATAGCTTTGGGCGTTACTTCAACCTTTATGTACTTCCCTGTCTTCTTATCAAACTTTGGCTCTACTTTGGTTATTTCAATTGGTGTCCATCCATCAGCCTCTGGGTAGTTTGCCTTCATTTCTGTGGCAACTCTAGTGGCATCATCCCTAACTTGTTTTTTGCGTCCAGCGCCAGCAGTGATTGCGGCTCTTTCTTGCCTATCTAGTACGGGCATTTGCCCAAGACCTGGCCCTGGCTCTACAACATTTAATCCTCGTATTGGGAATCCAGACCCAGGCAAACCTGGCAGTCCACGCTCCACAACATTTGCTGCGGCGGTTGCTACATCAGGCGCAATTGCTTTTGCGCCTTTTATAGCGGCTTTTACTACCTTTATCTGTCCACCTGGCGAAACAATTTCACCTATCGTTCCATAACTATCAGTGCCAACCCCAAGCCCCGTCAATGGAAGGCGTTCATCAAGGAATTTTTTTACATCTTCAGAGGTCGGTAAAATTGTTTTTTCTTTAAGACCACGAAGAAATGCATCTACTAATGTTTCACTTCCACCACGCGAGAGTATTTGTTCAACGCCTGTGCCGATTAGTTGTGTAACTCCTCTGCCAATCATTTCTATATCGCCAGGAGTTCCAAGGAAGCCTTGCGTCATTCCCTTGGCTGTACTCGCGCCAATGTCCATCAAAGCGCCGCCAACAACGCCAGGTATCTGTGCAAAGCCTGGGGCTTTTTGTCCACGGCCACCACCACCCATTGCTAGTTGGATCGGCTGCTCTGGCACTTGTTGCTCTGGTGCTGGCTCTTGCAGATCAATCTCAGGCAACCGATATGATGCGGCTTCTGCATCCATGAAGCGTTGATCAATCATCATTCGCCCCTAATTGTTTTTTGTTGACGCAATATGGACCTTCTTTTTGCAGCGTCTTTAATTCCAGCGCGATTCAATGACTCATCTGTGTAAACAGTTTTTTCATCATAAGCAAGTCCATCTTGCTTCATAAGATCAACTATTCGCTTTTTTGCATCTGCCACAATTTTTTCTTTGATTGCATCTTGCTTTTCTGATACCAACATTCTAGCCGTAGCCATTGGGTCAAATGGATCACCTGACTTCCTGGCAGCATCAGCAGCTTCAATAAGCCTTGCTTTTGTCATTGCCGCTCTTTGTCTAACAGCATCAGGAATGTCTGGACTCAATGGATCGTTAATACCCAAAGACAGGTCAATGTATTGCTTTGCTTGACCAATTTTTGTGTCGTTGTTTCGTACAATTTTTGCTAAAGAATTTCTTTGGCCCCAGCCAATCTCTCCAGCATTTGCTGCCTCCGTCAATTCATCCTCGCTGATTTGCCCTCTATCAGCACGGCTTTCATATATTCCGTAAATTCTTGGATTGGCTTTTTTGTCTCCAAAATCACCATTGCGAATTGATAGCACTTCTGAGGCTGAAATCATATTCAATGCTCTCAGTCTAACAATTGCCGTATCTCCAGATATTTTTCCAGAAGAAAGTTGATCCCATACTTCGATGGCATCATCCTTGTTTCGTTCTTGCACAAGCTTATCTGCCTGCGTTTTTACAGTAACCTCTGTCCCTAGTCTTTCGATATATGCTGATTTTAATGCTTGCCTATCTATAAGCTTTGCTGCTTCAGATAGCACATTTAATTCGCCTTTATCTATAGAAGCTAAAGCTTGCTGCGGAGAAAGGTTCATATCTGGATGCATCAACCTATCCGCTATGCCGCGCACAAGCCTCTTATCAAAAGCTTCCATTGAGGATTTGTAAAACGCAGGATCACCAACTTTTAACGCTGCGTTGCGAACTCTTTCGCGCTCAACAAGAACAGTGCCAGCAATAGCATCTTCTGTTGTTCCATTTGCAAATGAATCAGACAGAATTGTAGAAGAGCTAACAAGACTTTGATCAACAGACTGCTTCATTGTCTCTGTTCGCATCTTGATGATATGAGATGCAGCTTTTTGATAGACGGCATTGCCAGCCACGCTTGCTGTTGATTTGTAATGCAGCGCATCATTAGGCGAGACATTGCCAAGTATTTTGGTGAATGTGTCTACTTGAGAATTCACAGCAGAAATAACTTGACCCAAATCATTGACTTGACCAGCATCTATTGCAGCGCTGATGTTTGTCAGCAATGATCTTGTCTGCGTTTCAAATTCAACGCGAAGCATTGAACTCTGAACCTGTCTAGCAGCATCACCAAATGCCGTGCCAGCAGGCTGCAATCTTGCACCAACTTTTTTTGCTTGTTCTGCTGAAGACCCAGGGCCAGCAAGTATCGTGTTTATCTCGGCCATTGTCGGGGGATTCTCTATCCCAAACATTTGTCCTTTGCGCTTGGCTTCTTCTTCAGCTTCTCTGAAAGCAAACTGCGATATGCGATCTAGACTCTGTTGCATACCTTGCGTCTGGCGAATGCTTTCTTGTAGAGCAACAGGCTCTACCGTAGGCAGTCCAGGCAAGGATGCCAAGCCAAGACCAACAGGGTTGTAGCGTTGAAGTTCAGCCATTATTAACCTTCGCCAGCATATGGATATCTAGTTTCAACAGGCGCCGGGGTTTGCCCACCAATCTTTCCATAGCTGAATGCAGCCATGCCAAGCTTTCCAGCAGCGCTCATCCAGCCAGACTCGACTGCGGTGTCTGCCGCCTGCGAATACTGATCAGCCTTCAACTCGCCAAGCTTTGCAGCCACAAGGCCCATGCGCCTGGTTGAGCCAGCGCCCTCTGTGGCATACCCGTACTCACGGCCACCTGTCTTTTCGCTGGTGGTGGCTATCAGTGCAGCGGAGCCTTCAAACGGCATCACGCCCCCGGCGGCTGCGCGAGCAGATACAGCAGCATTGGCTACATTGATGCGACGAAGAATGGCAGTGCCTTGTTGTTCGTACTGGATTGCTCTACGCTCAGACTCTAGTTTCTGCGCTTCAGTCTGAATGCGCGTCATTGCAGCTTGTTGCTGATACGCAGCCTGACGCTGGTATCCCTCGCGTACAGAACCTACAGCACTGGCAATTGATGCAATTGCGGCAACAGTAGATAGTTCCATTATGTCCCCTGGTGCGTTGCTACTTTGTACTCAAGCCCAAGCAGTGTCATCTTGAGCGGGAGGTCTTGTTCAATGGTGATCTTTGAATCTTGCGAGTAGCCACGGATTCCATGCAGCGTCTTAGTCCCGGTGTACTCAGGCACTGCGCTATCAAGAATGTTGATCGTGTCAAAAGTGCGGAACTGTATTTCAATGTCATTGATCTTCATGTGCTGCGTTTCGTACACCAACGCATTGACCTCAACAATCCGTTTCTTAAATCCAATCCGTGTACCTGTTTGCAACTTGATATCCACTGGCATAGTCACAGCGCGTACCGAGTATTGCAGGCCACATTCAAAGGATGTTGTAGATGAGCGCGGGAATGTAACAGTGCCACCACCTGGAACAACCTCGTCCTCTTGAACAGCGCCATCCAGTACCAACTCGCAGGTCTTAGCAACCAGGTGCGACATCGATACAGTGGCCGCAGCGCCACCAGACTTAGCGCAGTCTGTAGATAGCGTGTCATCAAAATACTCGACATAGTATTGGGTCGTGCTGTTTACAGTGCGCTTGACCACAACATAGATCGTGCTGATGTCAATGCCGACATCAAGGAACTCGCCATCAGTAATGAACTGGGATGGCGCAATAATGTTCTGTACCCGCAGCATGGAGAAGACAGCCATAGAGCCATCATCGCCATTGGTGATCAGCAGCAAGTCGTTCTCATCCGTGTTTACGGACCGGCGCAGCGCCATGCGCGTTGGTGTCTTCAGCAGATGTCCAGCCAGCAAACTTATCTTGCTGGTGATGTAGGTTAGCTGCGTATCCGTATAGGCAAACTCATTCAGACTTTTGCCTTGGCGCTGGATGAACAGCGTACCGGACTCCAGCGTCTGCACCCGTGCGCCTTCCTTGGCCCCGTTCCGCGTTGCCGTCTTGATGAAGAAGTTCGTCGGCGTGATCGGGTCAAGGCCAGACTGCGGCACATAGAACTCGCCGCCAGAGGTGAAGACCTGCAAGTCACGGCCAGATAGGATGTCAACAATCGAGTTGTAGTTATTAGTGTCAAGCGTTGCCTCAACAGAATCGTCGTCCAACCCCTCATCAGGATCGAATTCAAAGAACAGGCCAACCTTACTGCCCCAGACCGTTGATGGCCGAGACTTGCTGCCACCAAAATACAGCCGCCCTTCATGGAAGGTCACAGTGCGCTGGTAGCCTTTCGTTGCTGACCATACCGGTTCGTAGCCAGACTCGTAGGCCCAAGAGCCATTGGCAACCGAAGCTGTGCTAAAAAACGGAAATTCAACTATGGCACTGACAACAGTGCCGCTGGTGTAAGCCACAATCCTTGCCCGTCCTTGTGGCTGGGCCGTTACATACTGGCCGACAGAACCAGCCGTAAACACAGAACTGGATGCCGTCAGCGTAATGTTGCCACTCACTGCGCTGGGCGTGATTGTCCCAGCCGGGTTTGTGGTGGCCGGGGTGTAGGCATACTGCGGGATGCTGACAAAAGTAATGGTGCTGGCTGTCCAAGTAGCGTCCGTACCGCCACGCACAATCTTGACCGGGGCCAGGTCAGGATGCACCAGGATCAGCGTGTCAGCGCTCTGAGTCCAACAGATGCTACTCAGCATTGCGCCGGTAATGCCAACGCCTGAGAGGTCTATATAAGCATTGCCAGAAGCGTTAATGTTAGTAATCACTGCACCGGCTTTGATAACAGCAGCACGGTTGTGAGTAAGCACTAACATATAAGAATCGGTAGTGCTGAATTCAAACGGGATTAGGCGCACCCCGTTAGCTGCCGAGGTGGTGCTGCTGTTTGGCAGGCTGGTCAGATAACGCAGGCCAGAACGGCGGCGAATACCGCCCTGCGGCTGGCAGACAACATTGGTGGCTTCCTCGAGCGCATTAGCGTAAGCCGCCAGGTCAACCCTAGACCGCAGCAACGGGTCAAGTTCACCGCTGCCAAAGTTAGTCTGGATCGATACGAAGCGAGTCATCAGTACCTCACCGCAATCAGACTAAAGTCATTGATGCTGTTGCTCGGCTGACCAGCGCCATCGATCTGCATTGCGGTACGCAGATAACCACCGCGGCCATTGTCAGATGGTGCTCCAACAGCAACGCCTTGCCAGTAGCTGGCCTTGTCACCTTGGTCCGTGATTGGCATTGCTAGATGCCACGCCATCATGTACTTGAGCAGCTGGATGAAGTAGACCGGCAGCGAGTATTCCGGCACTGAATACGGGTAGTCAATCCAGACTGCCGTGTAGTCAGTCATTACTGTATCGCCAAAGATTCGGTATTCCTTGCGCGGATAGTCACCAGGCGATGCACTGGTAAACAGCGCCCTGGGCGGTCCAATCTTGTCACCAGGCAGCGCGTATTCGTACTTGTACTCTGTGGTCGGTGTAGTCACCAATTGCGCTAGAGCCACTTTCTTGAAACTGAATGACCACGGGTAGATCAGTAGCGCCTGATCGCGGATATCTGCGTACAGACGATCACAGGTATTGGCCTCATCCGTCCCATCGTTAAACGAAGAGATCGGCTTTGCGCCAAGCATTATCAGCGCGTCAGAACAAACGGAAAGGGCTGAATCACCTGCTGCCATTTGGCGCTCCCAGTACTTGTCTTGTCCATCCACTCATAGAGCGAATGTTGGCAGCTAACCCAGCAGAAATGTCTTTTTGAATTGCAGAGTGCCATTCATCAAGATTTGTTTTGCTTTTCCACGGAGCGCCACGCGGATTAGATGCTCCAACCTTTGACGCATCATGTTTAACTTGCGTATCAAAAAACTGCTCATTATCAGGAACCAGGTCAATTGGGCATCCGCAAAGGATCACCTCATCATAACCAAGGAGGCTTGCGATACGGGCCGCTCCCCAGCCAGAAGTCCCACGAACACCAGCAAGGCACGGCCAGACACAATCTATTGAATTTAAATCATCAGGCTTGATACTTGACTTGTATGGAGAGTGAACAACAACTTCATCACCCCACTTTTCTCGGTGCAGTTTTTTCATCCTGACAGCATGTTCTGGATGATGAGTCACAGCATGTCTCGCTTTAACGATTGACACCGAAAACTTTACAGCAATTACATCAGCGCTTGGCCTAAGTTCAAAAGCTTTAGACAAATCGCTTGAAACACAAGTGGCAGAACCGACAACAAGGACGGCCCTGCCACCCCACTGCATTAGTCCGTATCCGTTGCAGTCACAGTCACGCCGTCAGTGATGTCCACCACCGAGCCGGTGTTGGAGTTCACATAGGCGGTAGACATCACCG